CAACACGACCTTCATCGCGCCGCTGCTCGACCTGCCGTTGGACACGATCGAGCGTCGCCTGGAGGCCAAGGCCGAGGATGCCATCCCGTTCGACGTGGCGAAGGGGCTGCTGGCCCTGGAGCGGGCTGCCAAGAACCGGACAGGCTACGTCAAGGCGCTGTGCGCTGCGATCGGTGTGGATTCGCCTTACGAGGTGACTAGCGCCGGCCCGGCCTACACCAATGACGAGACCGCCGTCACGGCGCTCTGACATGGATGGGGCCGAATACCCGAAGGCCATCTATCGCGACGGCGGCGCCGATCTTGTTTGGGGAGAGCCCATCGAGACCGGCGTCGTCCGCTCCGAAGAGGAAGAGCGGGACTGTCTCCGCAAGGGCTGGAGGCTTCATCCGTTGAAGCCCGGGCCACTCGATCATGATGGCGATGGGCGGAAGGGCGGCTCGAGGCCGAGAAAGGCGAATCCCGATGAGCACACGAGCTGATCCTGCAACTGGCTATGCCGCGGTCACCAAAAGCGACACTGTCGCGTTGCCCACTGTCTCGCGCGCGCTTTACATCGGAACGACAGGCGATCTAGTCGTCAAGAGCGCGAACGGCGCCGCGATCACATTCAAGTCTGTCCCCGCCGGCTCTATCCTTCCGATCCAAGCAACCTACGTCATGGCTGCAACCACCGCCGCGGATATCGTGGCGCTGTTCTGATGACCCCGCGCGGCAAGATCTTCAACCGCGCGTTCGGGGCGATCGGTATCGCGAGCTACGTGTTCGACACGACGGCAGAGGAGCAGGCCGACGCTGCCGACATTCTCGACGCGATGATGTCGGAGCCCTATTGGGATGCGCTCGGATACGTTCCCACCGATGGCGATCCGCAGCCCGACGTGGAGATCGACACGGCGCCCGATTTCGACAATCCCATCGTCTACAATCTGGCGATGCGCCTCGCCCCCAGCTTTGGAAAAACGCCAAGCTCGTTCGTTCGCGGCCAGGCTAAGCGCGGGTTGGCGGAGGTCACTGCGGCCTCGTTCGTCGCCCCCGTGGTGCCCGGCAATCGCATTCCGATAGGCGGTGGCGGCAACTGGTGGCGGCGCTGGGGCCTGCTCTGATGCAGGTCCAGATCCTCAACGGCATCTATCGCAAGCCCATTCCCGACCTCGATGTCGCATATCCCATCAACATGATGCCCGTTGCCGAGGACAGCGGCATTTCGAAGGGGTATCTCCGCTCCGCGCGCGGCATCCACAGGGCGGCATCCACCGGGGAGGATCGCGGCGGATATGACTGGAATGGGACGCACTACCGCGTCATCGGCACGAATCTGGTACAAGTCGATGCCGCGGGCGTCCAATCTGTTATGGGGGACGTCGGCAGCGGGGGCCCCATCCGCTTCGCGCAGTCGTTCGACCGGCTTGCGGTCAATTCCGGTGACCGCCTTTACTATCTCAAGGATGGCATACTTACACAGGTCACCGATCCCGATCTCGGGCCGGTGGTCTCGCTGATTTGGGTAGACGGCTATTTCATGACGACGGACGGCACCTCGCTTGTCGTTACCGAGCTGAACGACCCGACTAGCATCGACCCGCTCAAATATGGATCGTCCGAAGCGGACCCAGATCCCGTAGTCGGGCTGCTCTCGCTGCGCGGTGAAGTGTTTGCGCTCAACCGTTACACGATTGAGGTGTTCAACAATCAGGGCACGACCGGCTTTCCGTTCGCCCGCTCGCGTGGCGCTCAGATCCCGCAAGGGTGCGTCGGTCCGCAGGCGTTTGCGCCCTTCGTGGAGACATTCGCATTCGTTGGCTCAGCTCGCAACGAACAACCCGGTGTGCGCCTGGCCGGCGCGGGTCAGGCGATCGGGATCAGCCCCAAAGAGTTGGACGACGAGCTTGCGGCCCTTTCGGACGACGAGCTTGCGTCGATCGAGGTGGAGAGCCTGAACGACGGCGGCTTGCGCGAGCTGTTGGTGCATCTGCCGGATAAGACATGGGTTTATAGTTGGGCTGCATCGCAGAAGTTCGACATGCCGATATGGTACTGCCTTGCCGGTGGTTCCGGGGCCGATGAGCGCTACCCCGCGCGAGGGCACGTCTATACCGGGGGAAAGTGGTGGTGTGGCACCGCCGACGCAATCGGCTGGCTGGACAGCAGCATCACCACGCAGTTCGATGTGCCCGCCGGCTATGAGTTTCACACTCCCCTGCTATACAACGCGGGCACTGGCGCGATCGTGCATGAACTCGAGTTGGTCGCCGTAACCGGGAACACGCCTGTCGGTGAACCCGCATCGTCAGTCTTCGTATCTTGGACCGATGATGGGATCAGCTATGCGCAGGAGCGCGCCGCGCCCGTGGGTGCATCTGGAGCGCGCAATCATCGCACGGTATGGCGCCGGCTCGGGCGTTTCCGGAACTGGCGTTCGTACCGATTCCGTGGAGTGCCGAATGCGCCCGTCGCCTATCCCCGTCTCGAGGCGCAGGTCGAAGGGTTGACCAATGCCTTCGCTTGACAGTGAATATGTAGAGCTTACCCGCCGCGATATCGCGGGCTCAGGGCTTGGTTCTGACCCGAAGACGATAGCGGCCTTCGAAAGCCTCCAGAACGCAGCGTTCCGAAACAACCCGGCAGCAGCGGAGGCAGCGCAGGAGACTGCTACCGACGCAGCGGCGGCAGCGGCAGCAGCGGACGCAAACGCAGCAGCAGCGGCAGCAGCGGCAGCATTGGCAGATGCCAGCGCTGCGACCGCGCAGGGAGCGGCTGATACCGCGGCGGCAACTGCTGCCACGGCACAGGCACGCGCTGATGGCGCCTATGCCCTGGCAGAAACCAAGGTTGAGATGTCAGCCGGTCCAGCATGGGCGGCGCCTTCTGGCACTGCGACCCGCGCTGCCTATGCGGCGTACACGGCGCCAGTTGTCAGCAATCCGCCAACGCAAGCGGAGATGCAGGCACTTGCGGATGCAGTACAGGCCCTGTCACGCGCCATGGTCGCTCTTGTTACCGACTTGCGCGCCAACGAGGCGCTAACCCCGTGATCCGCGTCGATCCGCTGGATGACCGGGAGGCGATCGACCGCATCCTGTCCGAGCCGTCGATCGCGCGGAAGCTCCGGCACGATGGCCGCGAGCCCGGCTATATCACGCATCCTCTCGTCAGCTATTGGGGCGCGTGGGTCGGTGACGCGCTGGTTGGTGTGTTCCTGACGGTGCGGTTCAGCCGCTGGGAAGTGGAGACGCATGCGGCGATCCTGCGCGTGGGACTGCCCTACAGCCGAGACCTGGCCCGGCTGTACCTCTCCTGTATCTTTGAGGATGACGAGATCGAGCGCGTCACCGCCTATGTGCTCGGCACGCTGCCCAGCGCTGCAAACTTCTGCCGGAGACTAGGGTTCGAATATGAAGGCGCCCGCCGCAATGCCTGCCGGGTTGACGGAGTGCTTACCGACGTGCTGATCTATGGCCTCACCCGACAGTAGCGGCGCGCCTGTTCGGCCAATTCGATTCTCCCTTTCTTTAGGGCATAGGCTTCGGCCTCACCGCATTTCCCTTCGGCGATTAGCTTTCCAACTTTCTTGGCATGGCCGGAAGACCGGTCTCGCCGAGCGATGATGGGCACATTGATCGAGGGCTGCGTAGCCCCGTAGTCAATCGGTGCCGTTATCGTTGGCTGGCTAGTGCAGCGGGTCGCGGCACCCATGGTAGTGCAATTGGTGGTTGTCTGCTGAAAGATCAGAGAAATAACGAGCGCGAGCATCATGTCCCCCTTGTAACCGCGAGTCGATTGCTTTACCGTAAAAATCGCAGTGTATCGAGCGCCCTGCGGCTCTCCATGTTTTTGGAGACGCCGCAATTTCCTTCATTGGCGACATACTCGGCGAGATCACAGGATCGAACAAGGCCGCCAAGGGGCAGCAGCAAGCCGCTAACACGCAGGCGGCTGCGGCACAGGCGGCGATTGCCGAGCAACGCGCCACTCGCGAGTCCAATGAAACACGGTCCGCGCCTTACGTCGACGCGGGCTCGAAGGCGATTGCGCAGCAGATGGGGCTTGTCGGTCTGAACGGCACAGCGGCGCAGCAGACAGCGCTCAACGCCTTGCTATCCGGCCCCGAATACACCACCGCGCTCGATCAGGGCGAGGAGGCGATTCTCCAGAACGCATCGGCGACGGGCGGCCTTCGCGGCGGCAACGTCAACAACTCCCTGTCGCGTTTCCGCGCCGATCTCCTTGCCAGCACCTTCGCCAATCAGTTCGGCCGCCTCGGCCAGATCACCAACATCGGACAGAATGCGGCGGCTGGCACGGGCGCACAGGCGTCGGCCAGCGCGAACGCGATCTCCGAC